TGCTATTGTATTTAAAATATCTGTGTTATAATTTAAAGTTAAAACTGGTTCACCACCATTTACATCAGTAGCAATTATATTTCCTGTTTCAATAGCGTTTGTAGTTGTTGCACCTTCATCAGTTACTTCTTGAAGTGTTGGAACAGTTATGTCAGATGTTAAAGCAAGTGTTCCTGTTTCTGAAGGTAAACTAACAATGTTATCTAAACCAACACCTGCTTGTATTATTGTATTATAATCGCCATTTCCTTCAAATTCAATCTGATATGAGCCAAACTTTGTAGAATACCCTGCTGAACCCGCAGATGTATTTTCAATTTTAATAAATGGCTCAAAAACATCATCCACATTAAATTGAATTAAACTATCACTAACACTTGAATTTTTTAAATTTATAGTATTACCATAAGCATCTGCGCCCTCGTCAGTAACTTGTTGAAGCGTTGGAGTTGTACCTGTGTTTACTAACTCCCAAACAGCAGCACCAGTACTTTCATCCGTACATTTATAAGTATCTCCATTATCTAAAATCCAACGTGAATCAATTACAAAGCCTTTAGTATCGTCATCATTTACTGTTGGTGTAGTTGTAAAGTTATGCGATACCTCACGAATAGTAAATCCATCGCCATCCATAACATATAATCTACCTGCTTCCCATTTCAATTCGTAATCAACTGCACATCGTAAAGCAATACCTTTAGATCCACCAAGACCAGCATCGGTTGTTCCTTTTTTTAAGTTTGCTCCGTTGTCTAAAACTATTTTATCGCCATCGGAAATGGATATGTCAGTACCATCGGTAATATTGCCTAATACTAAAGTTTCTGCAAGTGTTGTCGCTGAATCTGGTAAATTAACAACCGGATTTAAAGGATCAGTATTATCAACTGCACTACCTGTTACAGTTTGAACTCCAACCTCTGCCACTATTGGTATTCCAACTGCTAACTGCCAATGGTCTGTTAAACTCATAACAGCATTTAGTTCATCTGTACAAATAACATCAGGATAGCCGTTAATGTTTAAATAAGTACCCGCACCACATAAAAAGAAGCCTGGTAATTCTGGAACATCCGGCAACTGTTGCCCATCGGTAACTGATATCGCAATATAACCAACTCCACCACTTACACCAATAGCAGTAGCAACTAAATCAACTAACTCTTGAATAGTAGCAGATTTTAAGTCAGTTCCTACGGTATGAGGAAATAAATTTGTTAAACTTAACGCTTCATCCGGTAGTTGGTCAACTCTTATCGTTGTAATTAATTCGGGATTTATTGCCATATTTTTATAATTTCATTATTTTTAATAATACCATGTAAGGTTGCATATTCTTATTAATACCTGAAACACCTTCTGTACTTGTTTGAAATGTTCCTACTGTACTTGAAGCTTCAAAAGCTGGATTACCACTACCAGCAGCGTTTGTGTTAACAGCTATTGTGTGGCTATGTTCAACTAAAACCGCATTTTTAGAACCTCCAATGGCTTTAATAACACTATAATTAGTGCCGTAACCAATAGAAACTAAACCATCTAAATTTGGAGTGCCGTTTTGCCCATTACAAATAGCATAACCCTCGCATAATTCAACACCTAATCCTGTTCCATCAAAATTATCATCAATATAAGCCTGTGAAACCCATAAATCTTTAATTTCAAATTGAAAAGCGTTAGCATTTATATTTACAAAATCAACTAAATCTTGACCATCTATTTGTTCTAAATTAGTTCCGTTTTCAACTGCTATTTTAGAAGTTAATTCTATTGTCCCTGTTGGTAACTCACCAACACGAATTGTGGTTATTTCTGATGGATTTATTGCCATTATTCTGTTGTTTTAATTATATAATTTGCATCTGTATTTGTTGTGAGTATCACATCCGGATCACCATCGTTTAATACAAATTCTCCTAATCCTCTTGTTTGTGGTATTCCATAACCAACCATTGAACCACTAAAGGTTAAAAAATCATCAACTGATGAAGCTTCCGAAATTTCAGTTATGTAGCATTTACCATAGTCAACTGTTGGGAATATAGTACCTTGTATTTTCCAATCCAATAATATTTTAGAACGTTTTAATAGCTTTAGTTTATCGTAAGAGGCAACAGTAAAAGTTCCACCCGCTACAGCTGAATTGACTTGTATACCCTCAAAAGATATACTATACCCTTGCATCATAGGTCGTGAAGTACTCCATCCATCGTTATCTCTTGTGGTTGTAGATAGCATTTCGGCATTTTCAGAAAGCGAATTACTTGTTAAACAGCCAATCGGTAACCAGTTTCCTTGTTGTTTAATATACAAAATCCTATCGTTTCCGTTGTAGAAATCCATTAAAATTAGTTTTAATTACTACAAATGTACTAAAAAATATTCTTTGTTTATAATCGTTCTAAATAAATTTTATTACATTTGTACATATAAACACTACCAATGGTAAAAAATAGAATAGCTTTAGCTTGGGATGTATTAACCGGGGCAAATAAAAACTTATTTAACGAAAGCATTTATAAATTAGTCGGAGGCCTAACTTCCACCTATAACACTACTTTAGAAACTTTAATAACAAAAGGTTACGGAGAAAACCCTGATGTTAATGCAATAGTAAATCAACAAGCATCGAAAACAACATCAGTTCCTTATTGCGTTAAAAAAATTGACGATAAAGAGGCTTATAAAAAGTTAAAAAAATATCCTAACAATCCAACCTTTCAACAAAAGTTATCAATTAGCAAACTTAAACGTAAAGCCTACGAAACGGATACCGAGTTGCCAATGCCTTTAGAGCGACCTAATGTTAACCAAACATGGAACGATATGTTTTTTTTATATAAAGTATATCTTAAAGTTTGCGGTAATGTTTATCTCTATAAGCAAACAATTTCGGAAGGAGCAAACGCAGGAAACCCATTGCAACTTTATATACTTCCTTCTCATTGGATGCAAATAGTCTTAAAACCAAATGCGGCTTTAATGAGTATTGAAAACCCGATTGACTATTATATTATGCAACAGGGCAATCAATTAATAAGGTTTGAAGCTGCTGATATAATCCACATTAAACGCTCGAATCCATTTTATAATCAAAGCGGAACACATCTTTACGGTTATAGCGAATTAATGGCCGCTATTAGAAATATAAATAGTTCTAATAATGGAATAGATAACAATTCTAAAACAATGCTTAACAGCGGAGTTTATGGCTTTATTCACGCTGGTGATGGAGCAACACCATTAACAGCAGAGCAAGGGCAATCTTTAAAGGAAAGACTTGTTGAAATGGATAATGATAGCACAAGACTTTCAAACATTGCAGGAGCATCTGCCAAATTAGGATTTACACGTATTTCATTAACTACCGATGAACTTAAGCCTTTTGACTATTTAAGTTATGACAGACGCACTTTAGCGAACTGCCTTAACTGGAATGTTGATTTGTTAAATGAAGAAAAAAACGGCAGCGGATTTGGTGTTGATACCATGAACGAAGCACGTAAACGAGTTGTAACTGATAATATTAAACCCGATTTAGATTTATTAGCGGAATATTTAAACCTTGAATTTATACAAAAGTTTAAAGGTTATGAAGATGCCGAGATTGAGTGGGATATTTCAGAACTGCCGGAAATGCAAACTGATATGGAAACAATGTCTAAATGGGTTAATAGTGTTCCTTTGACATTAAACGAAAGAAGGGAAGTTTTCAACTACGAAGAAATTGACGATGAGATGATGAACGAAGTTTATATCCCTACCGGAATAGTCAACTTAAACGATCCAACACTTAACACGTTAATGGATGGACAAACTACGCTTTAGACAAGAAGTTCAAGCTTACCGAATAGTTAGAAGGAATGTTATTAAAATAGTTAACGCTATTCCTTTTAATAATATGTCTAAAGTAACTTATGAAGCTTTAATTAATTCAAACGTTACCGAAAAGCAAATAAAAGATATGTATAAAGAGATTTATACTACTTTAGGCAATCCACAATACAAACGTATCAAAAGAAGTATTAAAATTATTGAATTAGACTTTGAAACAATTATAGCCAACTGGATTAACTCTAATATGGGTTTGCGTATTGTTTCCGTACATCAAACTTTAATTGATGCCATCGTTGCTGTTATTGCTAAAGGATATGAAGATAATATTTCGGTTGCCGATATTACTCGGAACTTGCAAAATAAGTTTGGATGGTATAAATACCAAGCTTTACGAATAGCACGAACTGAAACTACCACCGCAACTAATTTCGCTACTGTTGTAGCTGCACAAAACTCCGACTTTGTTTTAGAGAAAACTTGGATAAGCGTACAAGATAACAGAACCCGCAGACCGCCTAAATCAGTTTATGACCATTTAGATATGAACGGAGTTAAAGTTGGCCTTAATCAGCCATTCTTCACAAGTGGTGAATATATAATGTATCCAGGTGATCCAAGTGCAAAGGCAGGAAATGTAATTAACTGCCGATGCAAAGTGGTGTTTACTGTTAAAGAAGATGAGAACGGATTACCAATAAGAAAAATAAAATAATATTTTAGTAGTTTTTATAACTACTTTTTACTATCTTTACTTATCTAAAGTTACGGTTAGATATAAAAGATATTAATTTAAAGATACGTTAGTAGAGCCGTAACCTCGAAAGCGTATCTTTTTGTATTTATGGAAATTTGGAAAACAATAGAAGGATTTGAAAATTATCAAGTTAGTAATTTAGGCAGGGTTAAAAGTTTAGAGAAGTATTATTTAATGAGAAATAAACATCCTTTGCTTTTGGCAGAAAAAATATTAAAACTATCTAAATCAAATAAATATTTATCAATAGGGTTTTGCATTAACGGAAAACAAAAAAGGATTTCAATTCACAGATTAGTTGCATTAGCTTTTATTCCTAATTTAGAAAACAAACCAATGGTTAATCATATTGACGGAAATAAATTAAATAATAGGGCTGAAAATTTAGAATGGTGTACAGCTAAAGAAAATACAATACATTCTTTTAAAATTGGTGTAAATAAAGGCAATATAGGCGAAAAACATCCTATGGTTAAAATAAACGAAAAGGATGTTTTAGAAATAAGAAATAGTAAATTAACTCCAACGGTTTTGGCTGAAATTTATAATATAAACAGAACAAGTGTTTATGATATAAAATCAAAAAGAACTTGGAAACATATTTAACCCTTTATTGTGGGGCGTATTGTATTATTCCCATAATCAGGACTTATCGTATATTGAATGTCTGCAATGTCTGTATTATAAAACTCTAATAACTTAACTTGTGATTTATTAGTTTTATAATCATAATCATATTCTATTGGCATAAATAATCCTGTAATATTATCAATAGTTATAACTGACATATAAGGTATTTGACCTAATATATTACCGGAAAAGACTTTAATAGGATTTGATTGAATACGCAAGTCATCCATTGCTGAAATTCCTAATAAAGGCAATTCTTCAAATTTATCTTTTCGTGTCCAAAACTCGGTTAAAGTTTCCTCATCAGCTTTGTAAATTGAACCTATTAATATTTCTTCACCATCACCGTTAAAAACTTTTTGGTTTTCTTTGACTATTGAACTTGGTGGATCAAATCTTGTTACTGTGTGAAACTCTCCGACAATCCCTTGTTTTTGTAATTCATTGTCTAATATTTGAACATAAGATACTTTAGAGAGACCACGAGAATCAGGAAATGTTGGATTAGGATAAATTAATGGAACTAAAATAACTATTTCAATAGTACAATCATTTGGAACTGGTGGCATAAGTAACTCATAAGATACAAACTGCTCTGCAAATCTATAATTACCACAAGGCACAGGAGTAATTGAGATGTCAGTTGTTGTCCATTTATTATTACCATTTCTATTTTCTAAATAATAACCATCAGAAGTTCTAATTTGAAATGCAAACATATTTCTAACTATTGTAGATGAAACTTTTGCACGAAAGGTTAGTATTTGTCCTTCTAATGCAATTATGCTATTTGATGTTAAAACTTCTTGAACTGTAAATCCAGGGAATGTTAAATCAGATTTCATTATTAAACCAGAAAGTGATCCATTGTTTATAATTTCAACATCTTCAGGTAAACTTGGATTTGTTGTCCAATCTTCAAAAACTAATTCTTCATCATGATTTAAATTAGGGTTTAATATAAAACCATCAGTAAAACCATATTGATAATTTAATCTATATGCCGATATTGCTCCCTTAACTTCTATTTGTTGATTACCATCACAATGGTGAGGATAAAAGTTATTTATTTGACTTCCTAAAACAGCATTTAAATTCTTTGTAAAAGTTGTATCAGTATCTTGATTAATAAATGTAGTATATCCATTTAACTCTAAATCGTTAGGTCTATAAATCCACCATTGACCATCCTGTTGAGTTATAACACCGCTAAACATATTTAGCATTGATGTCAAAACCTCGTTGCAGTCCATTATAACAATATCGTTTTGATTTTTTATAAAACGCTCTGATCTTACATAAATATCTTTTAAAATATTTGCACCTGTATAACCTAAATATTCAATTTCAATACTTGTATTAATTGTTAATGATAGTCGTGTTCTGTCTAAACAACCTTTTATAACATCATAAACAGACATTTTACCTGTAAACCTTAAACCATTACTTTGAACAAAAGATAAGTCTTTTAAAGCACCTAAAATGTCGTTACTTTCTATATTAACATACCAAGCATCATTAACAAAACTTTGTTGGCATCCATCGGGTTTAATATATCCTTCAAATATTATTTGACTGCCTTTTAATAGTTCAGTCTTATAAGTAAATTCATCTTCAATTAAAAATTCATCAAAGGTTAATGTTTGGTTTGCCTCTAAAGACAAATCTAAAGCTGTGCCTCTTATAGGACTTAATATTGTGTCAACGCTTGATTTTTTAAGTGTGAATGTTCCGTATATTTCAGATGCAGTACCTTGATAATTGCTTTTATAAATATTTAAAGTATAATCATCAAAATATAAATAATACTTTAAATTACTTCCAAACGGCTCAACATCTTCAGTAGTTATTGTAATGCTTTCATTTAAATCTTCACCAATAGTAACAACAGCATCAGCTTGTATTAAAACTTCAATAGTGTTATTAACTAAACTATATTCAATTAAATCATTTTGATATGTTTGCCGTAAAAAACTTAATAATATTTGCAAAGTTTCATCAAGCGATGTACCTATTGCAACTTCGTAATATTCTGATGGTGTGACACCATTAGCAATAAAATCAACTTTTAATTCAAAATCACCTGTTGGATAATATAAAGGAAATGAATCAACAGTTATAGTATAACTATATCCAACTACATCAATAATTGGCTGTGCGCTAAAATCTATTATTATTTTTTTTGCCATTATCCTAAACCTAAAGTTCCTCCTAAACGTCTATTCGCATTAATTGTATTGCTCAACACTCCGATAAGTTTTTGTCCGGATATCTCAAATACTACCGTTCCACCTCCACCGCCACCGCTAAATCCACTTGATGAAAAACTTTGATTGTTTGCACCTGCACCCGATGAACCAGAAGCGCGACCACCGCCACCGCCCATTGAATTACCTATTGAAGATGATTTAGAAGCAAAAAACGAACCTAAAGCAATTAAAGCTACACCCGCACCAATAGCAGCATAAGGGTTTAATGTTTTTAAAGCTGCCTTTATTCCTAATAAACCAACACCAACCGAAATTGCCATTTTACCAATTTCAATTAAAATACCTCCTAAAGAACTTAAAAGAGTTTTACCAACTGCACTTAATACATTGTCAGCTGTTGCAAGTGCTGTTCCGATTGCATTTCCTAATCCTGCAAAAGTATCAGCAATAGAAGTAGTTATTATTTGAGTTGCTGAATCGTTAAATTTTAAAAGTGCTTCAGCCATTAAAATAGCATTCTCATTAATAAGGCCTGGTATTTGAACTAACGATGATTTTATTACGCCAGGTAACTCTTTTATTTTATTTCCAAAGGCATCAACTTGACCATTAAAAACGGCTATTCCTTTTACATCAAATAATGGAGCTGGAATTATATTGTTTGATATTCCTGTAACTTGTGGAGTGTTAAATGTTTTAGTTTGTTTATTATCGCCAAAGAAATTAAATTTAAAATCCTTTGCTATTTTAGCGGCATCTTCATTAAACTTTTTTGCAATAGATAAATTAGCATTTGCAGCATTTTGATTTATATTAATTTCTTCTTGCTTTCTTTTTTTCTGTAATTCAATTAATCTTATTTTATTTTGCTCTCTTACAAATGCCTTATTAGCTTCAGAGTCTTCTCTTTCAGATGTTGCAATAGTTACTTTATCATTAAAACTTGCAAATTCGGCTAATTTTTTTTGTCTTGTTTTTTCAGCTTCTAATTGACTTTTTGCAGCTTCTTCTAAAGCTAAATTTGCAGCCGCTTTATATAAAGTCATTGTTATATAAGCCTCTCCATTTTTAACAAGTTGTTGTTCAACTTCATCTAAAGTTTTTACTATTCCTGTGGTTTTACCCATAGTTTCGTTGTAATGTTCAACAACTTTGTCTTTTTGAATAAAACCTTCTTTAGCTAATCCAACTTCAATATTTAATTGATTTACATTATTAACAGCTTGTTGTACTCCTTTATCATTATATGCTTCTTCATTAGCTTTTTTTAATGCTTCTGAATAAGCATTAGTGTTCCCTGTTAATTTATTAAATACATCGCCAATAGTTAAACCGTTTTGTGCTAAATAAGTTAATCCGGTTGTAAGTAAAGAAACACCTAACAATATTCCACCAGTACCCATAATTGAAGAAGCTAAAGCTTTTAACGCTCCGCCTGTGCTTCCTGTTTGGTTTTTAAGATAAGAAAACGCTTCAGCAGTAGCAGTAATGTTGTTTCCAATTCCTATAATCCCAAATGGAGCATCTTGCGCTATTCTACTAAATTGCGTTAATGTGTTAGCACCATTACCAACTTGTTTAGTAAACTGACCACCTATTTGCGCTCCTGTATCTTTAACAGTACTTTTAAGGCTGTTTAAACTT